TATTCCTTCTTGGCAAGGTCTATATCAAGCCAGTTCTTTTGGAAGAATTAGATCTATAGAAAATGATCGTATTGTTTATGGAAAACATGGTTGGTATACGAGAAGTTATGGAGGCCAAGTTCTTTCTCCAAAAATAGGAGATGGACAATATCTTTATGTGAATTTATGGAATCAAAATAAAGGCCATATGAGAGCTGTCCATCGTCTTGTGTGTGAAGCTTTTAATTATCATCCAAATTATGCTAATTTAGTATGTAATCATATTGATCATAATCGTCAAAATAATTACGCTAATAATTTAGAATTTATTACACAGAAAGAAAATTTAGAACATGCAAAACTCTCCGGCCGACGATAAGCAAATTGGTGGTACTCATTATAAAAAACTAGATCCTGAGCCTTGGAATGTTATTTTACAATGGAACTTAGGTTATCTTGAAGGAACTGCTCTTAAATATATTGCCCGATGGCGTGACAAAGGTGGAATTGACGACATTCGTAAAGCTATTCATTTCCTGGAAAAACTTGTGGAGATTAATACTCCTAGTAAATCTGAGTCTAACTTTGATGCTGTGGTTAAAGCTCAACGAGATTTCCTTGAATCTAAACGTAATACAGTGGGATTTAGTAAGTTTGCTACAATGGCTGAACAAACTAGGAATTCCAACTCAACCTCTCTGGAGATAAACAATGAATCCAATTCTACAGGTTATTTACGGCAATATGTATGCAGTCCTGCTGCCGAGCCTAATTACAATATGGACCGGCCTTTCGTTATGGCGCAATCGGAAGGATTGGCTTCAGGTTGTTCAAACTCTAAGCATGACGGCATTACTTGTGCTTGTAAGCATGGACCTTTACGCGAGCACGCGGTGGTTGGAAGCAATTACTATGCGTATGGGAATGATCTGGCAGCTCCTGTTTTCAGCAACACCGAGCTAATCCCTAAGGGACTCATTGGTGATGAGGAATAAAGAATTACTTGACCTCATTGCTGCCAAGTTAAGCTTGGAAGAAATCCTGGATATTCTTGGGTGGACTACCTTTGAATTAGTAGAAGCCATCCAAGATGACATTGAAGAACTAGAAGACGAGTTTAGGGACGCTTGTGACTCTTAAACAAAAAAGTAATCGTGAACGAGATCGTGAAAAGGAACGTGGTAAGAAGCGTTACCTTGAACGTAAGATTCAAGAACACGAAGCTGAACAAGAAATTAAGGAATATGTAGATGAAGAACTTGACTTACGACCAGCAGATAAGTTGGTCCGCAGGCCTGATTGAAGGAGAAGGCACGTTTATTTTAAGTAAAGATAAACGTAGTAATTCTTATAAAACAGCAATTCAAGTTGAAATGACAGATAAAGATACATTAGAACAACTTCAATTTTTTCTAGGAGGAACAGTTATTGAAAGTAATTATCCTTCAAAATATAAAAAGTTTCCTAATGCAAAACCTTCCTGGCGTTGGTACGTACATAAACAAAAAGAAGTTTTTGATATTTTACTTAAGATTTTACCTTTTTTAAAAGCACGAAGATTACAACGAGCTAAAGAATTATTTGACTATTTGGAGCCAAAAGTTGTTGGTTAAACTTATTTGGACAACTCCTAATGGAGAACAATTAATTGGCGATATGGCGCGGGTCTCAGCACCTGAAAATCAGGGCAAAGATTCAACTAAATTACTTCAGTTTTTAATTCAACATCATCATTGGTCACCACTAGAAATGGTCAATGCGTGTTTTGAAATTAATACTACACGCGATATAGCACGACAACTTCTTCGTCATCGTTCGTTTTCTTTTCAAGAATTTAGTCAGCGTTATGCAGATGTTACTAAACTAGAAGAAGCCCCTCTTCGTGAAGCGCGGCTACAAGACACTAAAAATCGACAAAATAGTTTAAATACTACTAATCAAGATTTAATAGATTGGTGGTATGAACAACAAATCACATCTTCAAATAACGCGATACAGCTTTATTTAAAAGCATTAGATAAAGGTATTGCTAAAGAAGTTGCTCGATCAGTGTTACCGGAAGGTTTAACAATGAGTAAAATGTATATGAATGGTTCTTTACGTAGTTGGTATCATTTTTGTCAACTTCGTTGTGGTAATGGAACTCAAAAAGAAACAAAACAAATAGCAGAATTAATCCGAGCGGAATTACAAAAACACTATCCCAATATTATGGGCACAAGGGAGAATTAAAAATAGAATTTAGGAATACTTTTGGTGAAAACATTTTCCGATACAAATATGCCCAAGGACCAGGAGACACTTGGGCCAAACTTGCGGATCGTCTCGTGGATGACGTTTGCGGAACACGATCTGGCACTTTATCCCGTCTCATGTCTACAGACGACTGTAAGCAACTTGCTCAATTTATTAAAGAATTCAAATTCCTCCCCGGAGGACGTTACCTTTACTATGCTGGCCGACCATACAAGGCGTACAATAACTGTTACCTTCTCCGTGCCGAAGAAGACACCCGAGAAGAATGGAGTGCAGTAACATGGCGGGCAATGAGTTGTCTAATGACTGGCGGAGGTATTGGAATTGACTACAGCCGATTACGAGCATCTGGAAAGGCTCTCAGTCGCACCGGAGGTACTGCTTCAGGTCCTATCCCGCTCATGTCAGCTATTAACGAAATCGGCCGAAATGTCATGCAGGGTGGAAGCCGAAGATCGGCAATTTATGCTTCGCTTAATTGGCAGCATGAGGATATTCAACAATTCCTTAGAGCAAAGAATTGGTCAGATGTTGTCAGAGAACAAAAACTAAAAGACTTTAATTTCCCTGGCCCACTGGATATGACTAATATCTCAGTGAATTATGATGATGCTGCTTTAGGATATCCGTTTTATCAAATCGTAGAAGAGAATCCAAATGATTCTATTTCTAAATTAAAAGATAATCCAATATTCCTAGAGAATTGTAAGCAAGCAATGATGACCGGCGAGCCGGGATTTAGCTTTAATTTTGGTAATAAACAAAATGAAACTCTTAGAAATGCGTGTACAGAAGTTACCTCAGAAGATGACAGCGATGTTTGCAACCTTGGTAGTATTAATCTTGGCAACATTGGAAGTTTGGAAGAATTCAAAGATGTGGTATCACTCGCATCTAAATTCCTTGTGTGCGGGACTTTACGTGCGGACTTGCCATATGAAAAGGTGTATAAGGTACGAGAAAAAAATCGAAGGCTTGGGCTTGGTCTCATGGGGATACACGAATGGCTTTTACAACGTGGATCCAATTACGAAGTCACGCCAGAACTCCACGAATGGTTAAAGGTATACCGCGATGAATCAGAACGCTCAGCTAACGAACACTGTGACCGTTTCTTTATCAGCCGACCGGTTGCTTACAGGGCTATCGCCCCAACTGGCAGTATCGGTATTCTTGCAGGGACTACAACAGGAATTGAACCATTATTTGCAGTTGCATATAAACGACGGTTTCTCACTGAAGGAACTAAATGGAAATATCAATTTGTCGTTGATCCCACAGCCCAAGACCTCATCCAACGATACGGAGTAAATCCTGACTCAATCACTTCAGCCTTAGATTTAAGTACAGACTATGAACGACGCATCAAATTCCAAGCAGACATACAAGATTACGTTGATATGTCAATTTCGTCTACCATCAACTTACCATCGTGGGGTTCACGAGAAAACAACCCTGACCACGTTGAAAGATTTGCAACTACCCTCGCTAAGTACGCGCCTCGACTCCGTGGGTTTACGTGTTATCCAGATGGAAGCCGAGGAGGTCAACCCCTCACCTCAGTCCCCTACGAAGAAGCAATCAAGCACAAAGATGCCGTCTACGATGAAGTAGTTGATATCTGTGAATGGACTGGGCATGGTGGAAGTTGTGGCGTATGAAGATTACATATTCAAATCGACAAAATGAAGAAATTACGCGGACTATTTCCATAGGAACTAAACTTGTTGGAATTAGATTAAATAGTGTTCTTATTGAGTCTTATGATGAAATGAAGCTTCTAATGAGTGAAGATGGTATTAGGTGGGCAAAACATAG